GTCTTAACAGGGAAACAACGCTCATTGGTCTTTCCAATTATGTGTAATGCTTTTGTTAAATTAGATTATTCAGATAATATACCCGATACTAATAGTAATTCAGATACATCTGATGATGTAGCGTATGGGTTTTGGGGGCATGAAGGTTCTTTTTCCTTTGAAGCCATAATTACTCCTTATGAAATAAACGGAAATAGTACCCATCAAACTCATGTAGACCATGCCGCAACCGCATTAGGAGTAGGCCAAACAAGAAATGATAGTAAAAAAATAATGGCAGGTTTGTTACAAGAAACTTATGATTTAGCAGATTCCGCCGCTAATGATGAAACTGAAATGCAAAATGAAAAATATCTTACAATAGCGAATAGAATAACACATGAAATGATGATTTTCAATAACGATAATTTCAAAGTTTCTTTAGTCAATTCAACTAGCCATACACAAAATAATCCGGCAAGGTATAAAATAAAAATTCAATTAACAATAGGCTCGACAACACAAACTGTAATTTCTGATGAGGTTATACTGCCCTCTGAGAGCCATTCCTTCAAATATAATACAACCAACGGTTCTGATTTATTGGCTGGTTTTGACGATAGGGGAAGAGTAGTTTATGCTAAAGTAGCAGAGGTTCATAGCGGAGGGGCAGAAGATAATATTGATTTACCTTTAGCCGGTAATACTTCTATCTGTGTAGGTCAAGAATTATTTACAAGAAGCGGCTTTACCTTTACTTCTTTAGGCACTGTTCTTAATATATCGGGCACTGATTTAGAGATGAGTACGGCAACTCCGGTGCTATCCGGCGGAACTGATTTATTTGTTGCTACTTATCGCCATGCGTCTTACATAGACCAAATGTTTCATATTGCTTGTTTATTCAATAATAGGACTAAAAAAATATCAATACATTTGAATGGTGTTTCGGTAGCCGAAGGTACTCATACAGAAACCGGTGATTTTTCATTTGCAAGAACTGATACTTATTTAGGTTCAAATGGATTAAATGATAGAAGTGTTTCCGGTATAGATGATAAAAGTGATGGTGGAACTGCTTCGGGACAAGATGCCGCTACTACATGCAAACAGTTTATGGGTGAGTTTCACGAATTAGCCATAAGTGGAAAAATAAAAGAAATCGCTGAAATAGATAATTTAATGCCGAACTTTAACGATACCTTGCTTTATTTAAGATTTGAAGAGGTGGATTTATGAGTCGTATTTTTGCAGAAGGGCAAGGAACAGTTAAAGATATTTCTGAAACTGTTACTACTAATGGTAATGCTACCTTAACTAATGTAAATGTAGTTGCAAATCCTGTGTATGTTGGTATGTCAGTATCGGGTGACGGTATTCCCGAAAATACTTATGTTACTGCTACTAATTTAGGCTCAACACAAGTGACTATTTCAAATGCCGCCACAACCACCGGTCAAGATATTACTGCTACATTTAACAAAACAAATTACAATACTGCCACTAATCCTCGATTTAGGACATTTGGCGCATATTCTGGAAGTGAGCGACTATACACTATTGTTTATGAACAACCGCCTAATGGCAGTGCAGAAACATTTGTTCAGCAATTAGCAACAGGGGATAGTGCAGATACAGAATATTCTAATTTAGAAACTACTGAAGGGCATAAAATAATATCATATGATTTTAATACACAAATAGGTATGGAATTATCTCTTGATGCTAATAATAATTACTTTGTTTTGGTTCACTCTGATGATTACAAAAAACATCATTTCGCTAAAATAACCACAACCATTACAGAAAACAATACTAACTTTGATGGAAGTATAGAAAATACAGTTATTGGTTTTGAATTTGAACCGAAATTGGGAAGTGAAATAGAAAGAGATTCTAAGTTTATGGTTTTCAAAGGCCCACCTATTGCTGATACTGCAAGAGAATGTAAAATATTAGCAATTTCAGCAGGAATTAAAAAGGATTTACAAGATAATTTAGTCTGTTCAAGGCCGCTATTTTATTTCTTTAATGATAATTTAGATAAAAAAAATCAGTTAGACCATAACACTAAATATTTTATGAAGTTTAAGGGTGCTAATGCCACAACAATAACTGCGGGTGATGCTACCGGCTTATTGAATACATTTGTGACTGAAACAGATAATAGGGGAGTAATTAAAGATTATAGTAAATATACACATAATTTGAAAGTTGTAGATAACCTTAAAAAATTTGATTACCCTGCATATAAAACACAATCGGGGGGTAATAAATTACCTTTTTCTCTGCCTAATGAATGGAATGGAACTAATACCTTTCCACTAAATGTATCTACTTTTGCATTTACAGATTATAACGATTGTTTTCCTAATGCAAGAAGAGATACTGATTTAGATATTTCTTCAGATGCGGCTATGTCGGATGGTTCCGGTCATTCAGCACAAGTATTTACAGGGCCGACAAGATATATTCATTATGACTTTTCTCCGACAAGAGCAAATAAACTGTATAATTTATTTGAAGTTGATATGTCAGATTCAGCAGACAATAGAGGTTCATATTTTGAAGGGAGAGCAGTAGATAATAAAAGAATATTAGGTTCTAAATTAAAACATTCTGATATGCTAAGAGTAAGGCATAGATTACATAAAGGTAATTTTAATGAGTGGTTTGAATTAAAAGCAAAAATAAAAATAGCAACAGGCACGACAAACGAATACACCTTTACTACGGAATATGATTTATCTACACTATTTAATGTAGGTGATGAAGTAAAAATAAATAATAGAATACTAATTGTTCAAACGATAGATTCCATTAATAACTCAGGAACAACAGGAAAAGAACAAGACATAACATTTAGAACAGTTCATAGAGTGGAAACTGAGGGTATTTTCAGTGATTCAAGCACTTACACATTAGCGGCAGGGTCATCCATTTATAGGCGAGCGTGGAATAGTACAGATAAAACGCTCTTAACTACATTTGATATAATAGAAAACAGAAATAATAATCTATATGTTAAATTAATATCTAATGAATTTGGTTTTTTAGAAGCAACAGTAACTAATTCCGACCACAAAAAACAATTATTAACTTTAGATTTTGCAGGCACAAGTCATATTAGTACCGATAGTGCATTAGACTATATGTTTGGTTCATATTACATTGAAATAGAAAAATTCAAAGGTGAAATAGAAAGATTAAGAAAAACTAAAGAAAATGGACAAACTATATTCGATATTGCTGGAAGGTCTGAAATTAAAAAATTATTAGGGCCAATTGTAAATAAAAATACATTGCATTCTAAAGATATTATTTATTCAAGCAATACTTTCTATGAAAAAATGGAATATGTTGGTGGGGGAAGTGTAGGAATGAGAACCGACTGTAACTTTGATAGTAAAGTGGTAACATATGTTTCTACTCATAATTTAGCGGTGGGCGACCATATCTATCTTTTACATAATGAACATGGCACAATTTCTTATATTGGCGAAGTAGCCGCTTTAGGAGAAGATGATGGAAGTGGAGGATTTCAAAACACTACAACTAAAGTTACCCTAAAAGAAAAATCTTTGGCTCAATCAAGTACCGCCCCTTCATCTGATGATGACGGTTTAGTAGCGAGAACCAATTATTATGTCTTTAATAAAGCACTTTCATCAAATAGAGCAATAACATCAACTTCTACTTTATCCGGTACATCAACAAAAGGGCTGTTTTTTACGGGAGGTAATGTCATATCAGCCGATGGTTCAGAAGGTATCAATTTAGTGGGAAGTAGTGCCAGCAGTAATCCTTTAGCAAGAGGATATTATCTAAGCGATTCTTTATCTGTACTGACTGACGGTAAGTTTCAAGCAAGGTTAGATGATAATGCAAGCGGAACAACTACTGCGACTGATAAAACTTATCAAAACTTTAACACAGTAAATACTTTATTGGATTTTACGGTGTTAGATAGTACATTAGATAAAGATAGAACAGTGGTGACATTAGCACCATATATGCCATTAACTTTAGGCAGAGTAGATATAAATTACGCCAATACAAAAGATACAACATTTAGTGCTACTACTTTAGGAACAGTTACTTCTGTTTCATCAGGTAAAGCGATTAGTGTAGGTACTTCAAGTTATAATGCTATTAGCAGTACAGATTTACTAAAATATCACGGAGAGCCACTTTATGCTAATGGTGTATTCATAGGAAGAATGGTTATTGCAGACCCACAAGCAGATTTTAGTTTAATAATATCTGTGGATAATAAGTCCGTTCCCGATATTACAGGACAAACAATTCAGATTATATCTCCAACAGGTGTCTACGGTGAAACTACTAAATTAACCCATGAATTAAATATGCTGAATGGAGGACATTTACACGGAGGAAAAACAATAGGATTGATTCACCCGAATTATAGAGTTGGCGCATCAACAGGGTCAAATAAAGTCATGCTTCAAAATCATTATTTACGATATGTAAATGCAAGCGGAAATGTGAACCAAACAGGTGATGATATACAAACACATACTTCTATTGAGAAGTTTGGCGCACCATTATACAGAATATATAATGTGGAAAAAGGAAACTATAATCGAGTAGGCAATCCAAGCACTCCGGCAGTTAGTAGCACTCCATTTGTAATGAGTAGATATTATACAGAAACTCTAAGCAAAATACCTTTCTATGCTTCTGCCTATAAAATAAACTTTGGCTATTCGTTACTCGCTCAAGGTGGCCCTACTGTTTCTAACAACTATATAACAGGTGTAGGCAAAACCGATAAAAATGTCAATAATCATATTTTACCAGAATCAAGAGGATTGACTAATGTAGCAGGTTCAAGATTTTTTGATACAATAACTCACAAAAAAGGTGGTAGCAGAACTAATGTAGTATATGCTAATTCGGCATCCGGTAATGGTGAAGATGGCAACCCATTTATCTCAAAAGATATACTAAATCAAATAGACCCTAAAGTAAGTAGAATGTTTTTGTTTGCTAATTCAGACAGGCAACCTTATTCATCAACAAGACATGATAGTTTGTTATTTGGTTCTCAGACAAGAGATATTTCTGATTATGGTTTTGTTGGTCTTAGAAAATCAAAAATTACTGCAAACTCTGATATTAAAGAAACTAATGTGGTAGGAGTTACTACTTCTGTAAATTATACTGATGATGATTATGTTACTGCCGGAATAGTTTCATCAGATAAAACACTATCTTCTCTCAAAAGATTCTCTTTAATGAGATTAACAGAAATAGTTTTTGATTGGGCTTTTAATCAAATAGACCCCGAAAACGGGCCTTCAACAGAAAGACTTCTTCCTCTTTTTACATACGCTTCTTACGATTGGACTTTATTGACAGGCGGTTCGGGCTATTGGCAAAGCAGCACAAATAATCAAGTTCAAGTGGCTGATTATTCGGGTGCTACTTTAACTGCTGATGCAGATGTTAGTTCAGTATTAGCCGATAATGATTTAGTTGTTGATGCTAATGGTAGATTAATTGGACAAGTAGCAAGTATTGGTGGGGCAGGTAATACTGTTATTACTTTCAATAATAACATAAGAAAAACAAATGGTAGTAGTTATTTTGTAGGAGATTTGTATAAAGTAACTGCATTACAAAATAATGCTGGCGTCCCTACTTCAAACTGTACGATAGTATATGGACATGATGAAGAGGAAACCTTTGTTAATTGGTCTAATAGAATACATATGCTAAAATCAATGGTAACTAATGATAGTCAAACATATGGAGATGGAGGCTCTACTGCTTGGAATACTTTATATTCACACGATTTAGATTGTGGTTCATCAACCAACCGATTAGGTAATATATATTTACCAATATCTTTACAACTCAAAATGGAAAATAAAACACAGGGAGGTTCTTCTGAAGATGCAGATATTTTGGGGGCTAGTACCTTTGCAGACAATCATCCTTCACAGATATTTGAAATACTTGATAATTTAGATGGCAATACTTTAACTCTACAAGTTAGCAACCATAATGCACTATATAACGGAATGCTACCTTTATTCTTAGATAGATTTAGCATAGAAGATGGCGCACAAAGAGCAAGTAAAGGAATGGTGGGTCAATCTATTGACGCAATATCAAGAGCAAAGGTTGATGGAGGTACTTCAATAGATAAAGGAATATTCCCGATTGCTACCTTTATGGAGTTTAACAAGTTTGATGATTCACAAGGAAATGCAAGAACATACGATAAAGATAGTGACGGGGTAATGTTAACATTTAAGCCACGATTATATATTGATGAAAGTGCAAGTACAAATGATGGGCCGAGTGGAACAAGCACTTCTCACTATATCATAAACCCTATTACTGCAAAAGACGGCAAACATTTTGATGATAGTGACGGTGATGATTTAGTAGACGATAGCGTAGAAATAAACAGAAGAAGTTTAAGTCTAATGAATGATTTGACAGGGTGCTATTTAGTTTCTGAAGCAGGTAAATATTTTAATGAATTGGGTAGTGAAACTACTTACAATCTAAATACATATACACCTATCTCTTTAGATAAAATGTCGCCAACTACAATCGCTTATGTTATTTCCCATGAAATAGAAACCACTAACACTAATCTAAGACATAATATAATTACTGATAAACCTTTACCAACAGGATATTATAGAATAATGCAACCTAACCATACTTGTCTTTATGATTTTTCTCCGCAGGAAATAGCGATAAATACTTTATCTTCTGCATATACAAAAGTTTCTGGTGAAAATAGATGTTATGATGCTATTCAATCTTATCTTGTTGGTGATAAAAAATCTAAAAAACAAATTGGTAATTTTTATGATACGGGAGGTAATGAAGCGGCATTATCTATGTATGTTGTAGCGGATTTAGACGGTCAATCTTCATCTTCAGAAATTGTTCTAAGAGATGGAAACAATTTTGAAAGTATATTAGACTCTAAATCATATGATATGTGTATTTCCGATGGAAATAATCCTTATAGGACTTCTTTAGAATACATAGATACCGGTAATAATATCGGTCATACTCTTAAATTTTCAGAGATAAAAGAACAATTAGGGATAGTTTCTATTTCAGAGGTATTTAGTATTACTTTATCTGAAGAAATTGATGGAATATTAGATAGAGCATTAATAGGAAGCACTGTAACAATCTGTAATGAAGCAGAAGAATTAGTTAATGAGTTGTTAGAAGATGAAGGAATAGTTTTTTCTAATACTGACCCCGAATATCCTTTATTTTTAGCACCTAACTTTCAAGGAATTGATTTATTCTCTGCAATTAATTTCCTATTAAATAAAAAAGATAAAACTATTTTTCACGACAATGATACATTTCAAATTAAATCAAGAGAAGATACATTTTTTGATACAGGTGTTTTTGTTAGTGATAATTCGGATGCCGAACTATATAATTACGATAAGGATGATAACTTTTTTAACCTATATAATGAAGTGTCCGTTTATGGAAAAATACACAAAGCAGTACGCTCTGATTTTACCAGCATAAAACAGTATGGAAAGAAAAGTCTTGAAATATATGATTCTAAATTAACTACTCAAATAGAAGTAAATAAAAGAGCAGATGAAGAATTAGAAATACACACTACATTAAATGAATCTATTGAAATTGATGTAGGGCATAAGAAATTATCTCAGATAAGGGCCGGAGATATTATTGAATTAGAAATACCAAGAGAAAATATTAAAAGAAATGTGTATAAAATATTGCAGATAAAACACCTTCTAACAGGTAACATGAAAATACAATTAGGAAGATATAATAAATTACTAGAAGATAGATTTTCTGAATTGGCAATAGAAAGTAAAGAATTAAGAACAGAAGGAAGAAGCGCAAGATTTGATGAAAGTAATAAAGGATATATAATGTCGGAAAAAATAAAAATAAAACCAATCAAACTAATAGTTAGAGAAAGGAAGAGTAACGGAGGGCTTGTGTTTGGGTTTGGGGCAACTCTAAATACCAACAGTCGCCCATTAGGATTCGGGCAAAGCCTCGGAGTAACCCACACAACATTGTTGGAGGAAGAGTATTGATTACAGACAAATTCAAATCATTAATGGCAGACCAATTGGTTTCGTTATTAGTAAATGGAAGAGTAGGTCAAGGGGGTAATTCAACAAGCCCTGCGGCTACTGATTTAGATGTAGATATAGGGGCAGATGATTCAGCATATACTAAAACAGCAATTAAGTCTAATCAGAACACAGTAGAATACAAATTAAAAATAGCAGGTTCAAATACTAACTTAGACGGTAAAAGTATTAGAGAAGCCGCCTTTTTTGATTCAAATGACAATATGTTGGCAAGATTGAATTTCGATGCAATAGGCCCAATAGCCAACACAAGCGATTTAGAAATATTCTTTATTTTGGAGATGGAATGATATGGGAACAGTAAATAATCCACACAATTATAGCACAACTTCGGGTACAACTCCAACTGCACAAATAACTGATGATGTTGATTATCCACATACAGGATTAATCAAATCTCTAAGTCAAGGTATTAGAGGAAATTATGCAATTAAGGGAAGTGCTACTG